ACAACATTTGTAGGTTCTAGTTACATAATATCTGGTTCTTACCAATCATTAATTTAACAATAAAATATTTATAAACAGTGGCTAAGTATACATTAGATATAGACGTAAACTACAAATCAGTAGAGGATTTAAAGGGTGAATTACAAGCTTTAGAAGCTGAATTTTCTACATTATCTATTGGTTCTAAAGGGTTTACTGAATTAGGAAATAAAATTAAGGGAATTAAATCCCAATTAAAAGACGTTGAACTACAGTTTGAAGGTCTAGATAAAGAACAACGTGCAACAGCACTTGTAGATACATTTCAGGGATTAGTAGGTGCGGTAGGTGCAGTTAGTTCTGCGTTTATTGCCTTTGGTGCTGATAGTGAGGCAATTGAAGGTGCTGAGAAAAAATTACTAGGTGTAATTGGTGTTGTTGGAGGATTAAGAGATGCCTCTAACGGTTTAGTAGCAGCAGGTAAATTATTTGGTCCTACATTCTCAGCAGTAGGTGATTCAATTAAAGCCGGATTTGTAGCAGGTGCTACAGGTGCCCAAACATTCAAAGCAGCTCTTATATCAACAGGTATAGGTGCGTTTGTTGTTGCTGTTGGTTTATTAGTAGCTAATTTTGATAGTTTATTTGGTTCAGCAGAAGCAGCAGCAAAAGCAATTGACGATATTAATGCTGGTTTAGAAGCTCAATTAAATTTAATTAATGATTTAAACCGTAGAAGAGCTAATGATGCTAAAATTGAGGAAGCAAGATTAAAACAACAAGGTGCTTCAGAGGAAGAATTATCGGCTGTAAGACAAAAGAATTATCAAAGAGATAGAGATGCTGCTATTGCTTCTGTTGTAGCTATTAATGCAGCACAAGATGCTGCTTTAGCTAAATTTAAGGGTAATGAAGAGGATAAACAAAAACTAATTGATGGTTTTGATACTAAAAGAAATGCCGCTATTGTTGCTCGTAATAATGCCGAAACTGCTCTTGAAGTAGAAAGATTAGCTAATATAGAAAAAGCAAATACTAAAGCAGAAGAAAAACGTAAGGAAAGAGAGCAAAAACGTAAGGAAAGAGCTGAAAACGAAGTAGAAGCACAACAATCACTTAACGAATCATTACGTAAATTAGACGAAGCACAAGCAACTGAGGGATTAGATGCTATTAATACTCAGTATGCTAACGAATTAGCCCGTATTAAAGAAGCACAAGCTGAGGAATTAAAACAAGAAAACCTAACAGCTGAAGCTAAAAAAGATATTAGAGCTAGATTTGCAGCTGATGCTCAAGCAAATGAAATTGCTCGTCAAAAGGCAGTTGATGAATTTACTAAAGCTAAAGACGAAAAAGATAAAGAAGATGAGAAAAAGAAAGCAGAGGAATTAGCGGCATTAAGAACTCAAATTGCTGATGCTGAAGTTATAACTGAGGATCAACGTCGTGCTCGTGAAAAAGAAAAACTAGTACAATTTTATGATGATTTAATTGCTGAGGCAACTAAAAATGGTATTGATGTTACTGCCCTTAACGCAGCTAAAAATGCTGCATTAATAAAACAGAATGAGGAATTTGTTCAAACGGATGTAGATAAACAAAAAGCATATAGACAACAACTTACAGATTTAGCCCTTAATTCTGCTGTATCATTAATTAATGATTTAAAATCATTAAATCAAAACTTTGATAAAAACAATAAGGATGCTGCTAAAAAAGCATTTGATAGAGAACAAGCATTAGCTGCTGTATCAACAATTATAGAAACTTATTTATCGGCTTCTAAAGCATATGCTTCTCAATTAATACCAGGTGATCCTACATCACCTTTTAGAGCAACAATTGCCGCTAGTGTAGCTGTAGCTTCAGGTTTAGCAAGATTAGCAATAATCAAATCACAAAAATTTGATGGTGATACAGGTTCAGGTACAACAGGAGGAGGTGCTGGTGGTAATATTCCAACATCATTAGGTACATTTGCACCTGCTGGAACTCCAACTATACCACAAACAGGTAATACAGGTACTGGAGGCGGAGCTCAAACAGGAACTGGCGGACCAGGAACAGGTGAACGCGTTGTTAAAACATATGTATTAGCAGGTGACGTAACATCAGCTCAACAAGCAGAAGCATTAATTAACCAAAAACGTAAATTCTAATGAGAATAGTAGAACTTAAAATAGACGATTCAACAATTTCAGGCTTTGACGCCACAGCATTAGTTGAATCACCCGCAATAGAAGAAAATTTTATAGCATTCAATAAAGTTAGTATGGCAGAAATGACACATAATGACTATCCACAAGCAGCAGTTGATGCAGCTAAACGTGGTATTGAATTAAATAAAGAAAACAATATGAAATGTGCTACCCAAGTGGGTAAAGTAAGAGCACAACAACTAGTGAACGGAGAAAAACTGTCATTAGATACTATACAACGTATGCGTTCGTTTTTAATCCGTCAAAAGGGTAATTTTGAATTAGCTACACGTAGAAAAGATTATAATGCTTGTGGTTACATTTCATACTTGTTATGGGGTGGAGAAGCAGCTTTACCTTGGGCTGAAAAGAAATTACGTCAAGCAGGTATTGAATTTTCTAAATTTGAACAAGTAGTTAATAATGAGGGTATGTTAGAAACATATGCTGGATTAGAAGATGCTTGTCAATCAGGATATAAAGCAATTGGTTTAAAAACTAAAGACGGACGTAAAGTACCTAATTGTGTACCTGAATCTAAATTTAGTGACGAATTAGAAGAATACATTAAGGATTATGTAATATCAGAATTATTAGGTTTAGATGAGGAAGACTTTGAAATAAATGTTAACGCATTACCTAATTTTATTAATGAGGCATCATCAGGTAAAAAACGTAATTTTGCTGCCGAATTAGCCGACAAACAAATGTTAGTAGGTCCATTAATGACTCCAGGTAAATTAATACCTCGTGTTGATGAAGAAACAGGTGAGGAATATCAAGTATTTTTCTCTAAAGAAACAATTGAAAAAATTGCATATAAAATGATGCAAGATAAATTAGTTGATGCTGTTAACATTGAGCACGATGGTGCACATAGAGTTGATGATGCTTATTTAGTTGAAACTTGGATTGTTAAAGATCCAGAAGCTGATAAATCAGCATTATATGGTTTCCAACCAGTTACAGGTCAATGGTACGGAATGTACAAAATTGATAACAGACGTGTTTGGAACGAATATGTAAAAACAGGTAAAGTTAAGGGTTTTAGTGTTGAAGGATACTTTTACAATAACGTACTTACTAAAAAATAATATGCCAATTCCAACTCGCCGTAAAGGCACTCCCAAAGACGAATTTATAGGAAAATGTATTGCCAAACTAAAAGGCGAATACCCTACAAAACAAGCTGCCGCTATTTGTTATCAACAAATGCGTGCTGAAAAAGATAAACTTAAAAACATTTAACATATATTTATAAACAAATTAATTAATTATGAACAAAGAACAATTAAAAGAGTTAGTAAAAGCTCACTTTAATTTAGTTGAACATACCCCTAGTGTTACTGCGGAAAAATTTGGAGAACTTTATGATGAAAATAAAGCATTCAAAATTGTATTCCCAGGTGACAAATTGAAGGTTGGAGACGAAGTTAAAGTAGTAACTGCTGAAGGCCAAGAAAGCCTTGCTCCCGATGGATACCACAAATTAGAAGATGGTACTACTATTAAAACTGAAGGTTCTTCAGTAGTTGAAATCGAATCGTCTGAAGGAAAATCAGAAGAAGAGATGGCTGATGAAAACCCAGGTTTAGCTGCTAAAAACGAAGAAGAAGCAGCTTCTGAAAAAGTTGGATTTGCCGCTAAAGAATCAATTTCAGGCGTTCAAGGTACCACACCTCAAAATTCTACTACTGAAACTAACGTTCCTGTTTCTACTTTAACTGGTCCAGTTAAAACTGAGGCTGAAGTTGAAGCTGAAAGTATGGCTAAAATTAAGATGGCAATCGATGAAACTATTGCTTCTGAAATTGCTGGTATCAGAGAAGAAATGAAAGCAATGAAAACTAAAATGGAAGAATTTATGAAATCACCTGCTAAAGACAAAACTATGATGTCTTCTGAAGGTAAAGAAAAATTTTCTTCTGAAAACTTACAAGCCAAACAAATGAAAGTTATGGCTGAATTACTTAAAAACAAAAAATAATCAAAACAACTAAAACAATACAATTATGTCATTAAACGTATCCGCTCTATCCGATTTTAACAACCAGATTGCTGGTGAGTTAATCATCAAGATGGTTTATGCTGGTTCAACTATGGAATATATCACCATACAAGAGGGTGTCAAGTACCAAGAACCAATTAACCTATTCGAAGTTAGCCTATATATGCAAAACGGTACTTGTGTATCTACAGCATCAGGTTCAGCTACATTCACTCAACGTACTATCGAAGTATGTCCTCGTACATCATTCGATGCTTTATGTTTGAAAGACCTTGACAAGAAATACTTAGGTATCTCTGCTTTTGCTCCAGGTTCTTACAACGAAACTTTCGCTTTAGCTACTCAGTACAGCGAATTGTTGGTAAACCAATTCCAAAAAGCAAACGACCAATTCCTTTGGGCCCAAGTTTCTGGTTCAGCTTCTACCTTCGGTGGAACTTGTGCTGTAAACGGTTTGGCTACTATCATCAGTTCTTCAACTGCAGGTGTAGTTCCAGTTGCTATTAACGCTGCTTCTAGTTCAGCTGCTAACATTTTGACCACTATGGACACTATGATTGCTACTTCAAGTGCAGACGTTGCTGATCGTGAAGATTTAACTTTCTTTATGTCAGTTACTTTGTTCCGTAACTACTTGACTGGTTTGAGATTAGCTAATAACTTCTACTTCGATCCAATGTCAGTTACTAACCGTGGTGGTTTGTACGAAATGCAATATCCTTTCCAACCAAACATTAAAGTTGTTGGTACTGTAGGTTTGCAAGGTTTGAATCGTATCTTCTTAGGTCCTGCTAAGCAAATCGTTGCTGGTACTGACTTGTTAAGCGATTTCACCGAATTCCAATTGTGGTATGATATCAACACTGACACATTGCGTCACCGTATCTCTACCAAATTAGGAGTTAACATTGCATACCCTGAATTCTGGGTATCTGCTCAATAATTTTTGTTTAACAATTTAAAATCAGAAAGATAATAATATGCCTTGCGCAATAACATCAGGATTCCAGTTGGGTTGTCGTGACAACACCGGTGGTATTAAAAATATTTACATCTTATCTGGTTCGATCTCTAGCATTTCAGGAAGCCAAGGTTTAATTACTTCGATTTCCGGTTCAGGTACCTACTATCAATTCCAGTTATTTAGACAAACGTCTAACTACAGTGAGGAGATAGTAGCTACTCCTGAAAATGGTACAGTAGTTTACAACCAAACTTGTAACGCTGTATTCTTCAAGATGCAAACTGCGACTCGTAACCAAGTAAGAGTATTAGCACAAAACCCTAACCTATCAATTGTTATTGAAACTAACAATGGTAGTGAAAACGGAGCCGCTCGTTGGTTCTTGATGGGCCAAGTAAACGGAGCTCAGTTATTGAGCGGTACCAGTGCTACTGGAACTGCATTCAGTGATTTGAACGGTTACAACTTGGTATTCTCAGGAAACGAACCGAATCCAGCTTCAGAAGTTAGTGGTTCAGCTACTTCATTCACTGGTTCTTTAAGTGGTATTACAATTACCTCTTATTCAGGATCTCTTTAATCTTAAAAACAAACCAAAAGGGGGTTGCACTATTGTGTTAACCCCCTACTTGGTTGAAAGTAAACTATGCTCCAATTAAACGTTTCTTCCACAACAAATTCAAGTGCGGTTTACCCTGACGTAACAGCATCGCTTGGTACTACTCAAGTGTTACTTGAATTTACCCAATCCTACGATTTTTCTACGAAGGGTAATGTTATTGCTAATTTAATTAATACACCAAGTGCTACAAATCCTTGGTTAGTATTTCAAGTATCAGGTTCAACACTACCAACTGCATCAGGTCAATACAATGTAAACATTTGGGAATTTACTCAAGCAGTTAATTTATTAACTTGGGCTACACAAAATACATTGTGGGCTAGTACTAATGATACGTGGAACGGATTGGGAGGAATTACTAAAACTAAATTATTATCAACTGATAGAGCATTTGTTTCAGGTAGCAATTCTCAACCCACATACACATATTTATCTCCGACAGACGGAGGTACTTATATTACCTATAATTATCCATAATAATGAGTAACAAATATACATTTAAAACTATCCCACGTAATAGCCAAACTAATCAACGTATCAGTTTAGTTGAACGTAAAAATCAATTCTACATTAGTTTTGGTGCGGATAATGGTTTTCCAAATAAATTAATCGATTTGATGAATTATTCATCAATTCACGGGACTTGTATCAATGCCACAGTTGACTCAATTGTAGGTAATGGTTTAACAAGTGATAGACCCGATACATTAGATTTTGCTAACTATGAAGGTGAATCGTGGAACGATTTGCTTAAAAAAGTAGCTAAAGACTTAAAACTATTTGGTGGATTTGCTTTAGAAATTATTTGGTCTAAAGATAGAACCAAAATAGCAGAAGTATACCACATTGATTTTTCATACTTGCGTGCTAAAGAAAAGAACTTTAGAGGCAAAGTACCAGGTTATTACATTTGGGATGAATGGAATGGTATTAGCGGATACGTTAATCAATCATTAGAAGATATCCCATTTTTACCTGTATACAACCCGTTAAAAAAAGACGAGGAACCATCACAAATTTATGTTTACCAAGACTATCGTCCTGGTATGAAATACTATCCAGTACCTGATTATGTAGGTGCTTTGAAAGTAATAGAATTAGATGCACAAATTGATACTTTCCACCTTAACAACATTAGTAATGGTGCTGTACCTAGTTTGGCTATTACTACATTTACTAATGCCAATGAGGAAGAAAGAGAAGCAATTGAAATAATGCTTCGTAATCAATATGGTGGAGCAGAAAATGCAGGTTCATTAATTTATATGGACGTTGATAGTCCAGAAAATGCACCAGTCATAACCCCTATCGATTCTAATGGAACAGATGTTTATTATACAACAATAAACGACTTAGTAACGCAGAAAATACTTACAGCTCACCGTATTACTTCACCTATGATGTTAGGTATTAAAACAGAAGGACAATTAGGTGGTAGAACAGAAACATCAGAAGCTTATTTATTGTTTACAAACACAGTAATTAAACCATTCCAACAAGCAATCTTAGATTGTTTTGATGAAATATTAAAAATTAACTTTGGTAATGATTATATTTTAGGTATTGAACAACTTAAATTATACAGCGATGGTAAAGAAGAAGTTGATGTAGTTACAGGACAAGAATCAGAAGTAGGTGAAGATAATTTACTTGAGGCACAAATTGAACGTGCTGATAGATTAAATAATCCTAATATTAATCAAGCAGGACAAGAACAACCAATTAACTAAGACAATGACTGACGTACTTATAATTTCAGAAGAAAACTTAAGACAATTTACTGATATTAACAATAATGTTGATTCTAAATTGTTAAAAAATGCTGTGCGAGAAGCACAAGACATTGATATACAAAGATTGCTTGGTACAAAGTTGTACGAGGCAATTTTAGCAAAAATTAAAACAAATACCTTAACAGGTGATTATGAGTATTTAGTACTTAGATTTGTACAAAATGCTTTATTATATTTAGCATACTACTATTCTTTAGAAGACATTTATATCCGTCCTCGTAATAACGGTTTGTTGTCTCCTACAGGAGGTGAAAATAGTGAAAAAGTTGACGGTACTTGGTACAACAGAAAACGTGAATCAATTAAAAATAAATCACAATTTTACCAAGAAAGATTAACTAATTATTTAATTCAAAACCAAGGATTATATCCAGAATTGAATGGTAATGTTCAATTACAAGAATTATATCCAGACTTTGGAATACAATATCGTAGTCCTATAGTAATGAGAAGAAACGGAAGAGGAGCACATTATGGACAAGCAGTCGAATGTGGATTGCCTGTTTATGATTCTCGTTATCCTCAATTTCCACAATACCCTTACAGGGCTTATATGAACAATGTATCTAATTTTTAATATATAATGGGAAGAAATTTAACTAACCTATTCATCAGTGAATCATTTCAATACTTAATTCAAGTAAGTGGAAGTGAATTACAAACTGGATTAGGTAGCACATTAACAGGTAGTTTATTAATTACCTCATCAAAAGCAGATAACGCTACTTCTGCTTCATTTGCAACAACTGCTTCTTATGTAGCCAGTGTTGTTTCTGCTTCATACGCTGTAACTTCTTCGTATAGTAACACATCTACATCAGCTTCATATGCTGCCACGGCTACAAGTAGTTCTTACGCTATAAACGCTACTAATGCGGTTAGTGCGAGTATTGCTACATCAGCATCATATGCTCTTACAAGTACGAGTGCTTCATATGCTGATAATGCTACAAGTGCTTCATATGCTGTTTCAGCGTCA